TTGTTCCATAGCAATCGCCGCTTGTGTCTTATGAGCATGTGTCCGACCTGACGCTCGAATCTTACGAACAGATGCTTGCGCATCCTTTGCTGTAGCAAACTTCAGACCGTGAATCGTGCCTTTTGGATTTTCATCCGTATAAAGGTCGCTATGTTTTTTTGACTTTGCGGGTTGACCTTTTTTTCTTGGTATTCTTCGCATTCGATTTACCAGCCCTTGACAACGCTATGGCTATCGCTTGCTTATGGGGACGTCCCTCCCTTTTAAGCTTGCGAATGTTTGCGCTTACGGTTTTTTGACTTTTTCCTCTTTTTAGCGGCACTTGGTATTAATCCCTTTGATACAGCACGCGCTCGCTCGGAGAAGCCCATCTTCTCGCCGCTACGTATCTTGCGCCGTATGGTGCTAAGTTTGGCGACCACTTTTTGCTTTCTTCTTCTTCCTTTGGGCAGCCATGCTCTTTTCAATAGCGTCCTGTCTTACACGCTCATAGCCTTTTACAACGCCATCATTGTTTAGGTCGCCAGCGAGACGCCCAGCTCTTAGCCGTGGAACATTAGTTGGCAGTTCCATAATATGTTTTTTACCAGCTTTCATACCACCCTTCTTATTTCCATCATCTTTCAAATCTCGCGCAGCAATACCGCGTTGTATGTACTGAGTCAAAGACATGGTCTCATCTCGATTCTTGTCTACAAAGTTTTCACGGTATTTCTGCATGAGGTCTGCAGGAATTTCTTTGATTTTAATGTCGGTGCCGCCGCTTTGTCGCTTTTTAGGCGCATTCATTTTACGCACATCCGCAACTGTTACTTTACCTGTTTCCAAAACACTAGGAATTCTGTCATACCTAGTGCTCATGTTTCCCACAACATTTTGAACTGCTTTTAAGGCATCTTGTGCGTTTTTAAATACTTCAAAATTTCCCGATGAAATTTCTTTTTCGGCGATGCGCATTCTGCTTGTATCCGTATTTAATGCCATCTGAATTTCTTGTCTTCGGGTAGGAATTTGTTCTACTCGTGTAGCGCCTCTGCCCGGACTACGTTTTGATTTCTTTTCATCGGCCATTAGAATTCCCCTGCCTTCATTGCATCCGACAGTTTCTTAGCGCGGCGTCCAACCTGTCGTGCCCAACGCGAGTCCATCATTTCAAGGCTCGCAACTTCGTAATTACCTTCATATATTGCATTCCACATCTTCTTAAATTTACAAAGGCGTGGCACGCCCATATTGAATGCCATGTCCATCAGTATCAACTGTCGAACGCCGTCCAAATCTTCGACGCATCTGTGAACTCGTACAAGCTCATCCTCGACAATCTTGATGTCATTCATGGCTAAATAACGCGCATCAGCTTCACTGATGCCATGCTCATACACCGCCTCAATGTTCGGTATATCCATGTATGCAAGTTCTTCCTTACTAATGCCTCGGTCTTTCAAATTACGCCCAATACCAATAGTATCTATTCCGAGGCTATCCTTGTACACGGTGAGTACAAGACCTTCATGCTCAATCAACTTATCTAGAAAATGCGATGTGTTGTATTTCATAATATCTTTCCAAGGATGATTGCCAGTGTTTTCCATTTTAAACATTGACATCTATTTTTTCCTTTTCCTGTCCAAATACCATCTTGCACAATTAACTACGGTGTTTGTTGTTATCATGGCCACCAACCATATCTCCCACCACTCAATCAATTTCTTCATCTACCCTTATGCACAGAAGCTCTTTGTTTACCTCTTGCGTCATATCAAACTCTGCCACTGTGGACTGGAAATAGCATTGTGCCATCGTATCAGTATGCATCAGTGGCTTTACATCAAACTCAAACGGCGTGAGTGCCGTCACTAGAACCAGAACCCATGTTTGTGTCATTGCTTCTCATGTCCCATCCAAACCGCGAACGCACCCGTCATAGCCCCAGTTACGACACTAACCAGAGCCGCTTGTTGGCTTGTTGGGTCTGGTAGGGTCATGAACCACTCCACTACCCGCCAAGCGGATAAGGACATCCCAAGCATCATCAAGCGAGGAAGTATCTTCCACTTTAGTATTCTTTCCATCGTCACTTCTGCCACGATTCATTTCCTCTAGCTCCTTGGAAGAGGGTCTCATGCACCACATAATGCCCATCACTTTTTACCGAAAAACTTTGTCGCGCTTCTGACCCCAAAGCTTGCAGCAACAATAACGCCCAAGCTGTACTGGTACCATTCAGGCATTTGCTCCAGCTGTTGAAATCCATTTGCGACTACTTCTTCCATCCCCGGGATGAATGCTAATATTAACGGTATTGAAAAAAGGATTACAAGCCATTCGTCTTTCCACGACGACTGACTCCCACGAGCCATTTCCAAATCCCACTCAAGCTCACCGGTGGCTTTTCTTTCCATAATAGTCGCTTCAGCTTTCGCCTTAGCAACCTTAGCGCCGGTCTCAGCCTTAGTCTTCTCAACTTTGCCCTCCAGCCATGTCCCTGCTAGATTAGCTATGGGACCAATCAAGAGATTTAGCACTTCCATCTCCTACGTGCTTGCCGCAGACGGCTGTTAGGATTCTTAGCCGCCTTTGGAAACTTTTTCATTTGTCCTGCACTTCTGGCACAGAAAGACTTACGGCGCTTAGCTGCTTTACTTCCGGGCTTGACTTTACCGGTGACAGCTGTTTTAAGTTTGGAACCAGGGTTCATACGGCGATATGCCTTAACCCCAGCCTCCGTCATCCCCGCACCAGATTTAGTGGAGCGAAAATTCTTCTTATTACGCCGTGGCATCTTAGAGGGTTTGCGTGCCATTAAGTGGTTACACCCTTAGGTGTTTCGCACTTGAAGTGAAAGTTCAATGGCATCGGCAACATATATGAAATACCTGTCACCATCTCCTGCACACGCACGTAGCATTCTTCGCGAGTTTCGTACGGACCTCTAGTATCTTCTGCTGTCATGCATTCATTTGGGTCTGTTATCCCAAGCGCACAAAACATTACTATGGCTGTAAACATGATAACCTCAAAAAAGAAGGGCGGAACTTACGTTGGCAAAATTCCGCCCTATCTGCGACTTGAGCGGCTACAGCGAACCCCGCAGGAATAAGTGCAGCATCAAGCTTGGCTGGCAGGATAGGGGCATCTAGCCCCTCTCGTACTCAAGAAAGCCCTCAGCAACCAACGCTTTTTCAACATCCTCAACGCTAAAGTCTTTTCCGGTACGTTCTTTAAGTGCAGCCCGAACATAATATACGTGATGGCTCGGTACGTGCACTTTATAGTGTCCATATGCCTCGTATTCCGCACACAACTGCTCTAATATTGAGCCGTGTCGTTGCTTTTTAGTCATAATGCATATATTTTACCATAAATACAGGTATTTGTGAAGGCTTCTAATTGTCAATCAAGAAAAATTACGCACAGGTGCGTTTTTAGTCTTGACAAGGTGGTCAAAAAAGTGATATAAATTCTTGTTTTTCTTTTTTCCCTTTTTTTCTTTTTCAGGAAACACCTTGAGTTTATGGTCGAGATAATAAAATCCATAAAAAATGGTAGAAAGAGAAGAAAAAAGAAATATAAATCCCCTGTAGTCTTCTGGGGAAGCAAATGGGTGAAAGAAAATGACCAAAATAAACAGAATAAATCCAATAGTAAAAGCACTATGGACAAAAAAACAACAAATAATACCGAATAAGAAGAAAAAAATACCAAGAAAAGAAAAGTACAGAAAATATACCCCAGCGCTGCTGGGTTTTTTTATGTCCAGATGACAGGGGGCCGCGTATACTTATGGCCGCGGACTGGTATATGGCTTAAAAATCCCAATCTCGGGTCGGACTCATACACAGGTAACTGGTACCGCCCCCGTGGCCCATGCGTACCCGCGCGACTCACACACATAAGTCGTTGATTTTATTAGGTTTTTTCCATAGGGCAATATTAGTTCAACCAGGAGCAACGAAGTTGCGACCAGGTCGACAGCTGCGACACTATGTTAGTCATGACCTGGCCTAGGCGCAAGATTGTTTCGCGGTGTT